ACAATTATCTACTTGAGATCCTTGTATTGTTTCGCATATAACAGGATCCAGACAGAAACAAAACGATCCAGGTTCATTGTCCGCAGTGAAACAACAAGGAACAGTATTATCTTGACATCCATTCTCATTTGGTGGTATAGGAATACAGTCACGGAGATCACTAGGTACTGGTACATGAGGTACTTGTACCGTACACGGACCAACAAAGGGACCACTGGGGACGGTTCCATCCACCACCTGAATCAGCCGACAGTTACATGGATCTCTATCTTTGCATTCTTGTGTTGCTGCATTGATTCGTTCTTCGAAATCATCTCCAAATTCAATACAAATAAAATCATTAGTTAGGATTCCTCCAGAACAACAATTACACCATCTTTCAGTTCCATTACAATTGTTATTACCACCGACTGGTCCACCATCAAGACTTCTAAATGTTATCGTTGATCGTAGTGCGGGAGTTGGATCAACGCCAAATGCTACTTGAGCAATTCCTGTGTTCACTCCAACCTTGGAATGTGGAACCATTCCAAATTCATATGAAGTGATTGGCCAATCAGTAAGTTGTTCTCCGATTATGGCATCTCCCATGAATCGGTTTGAGATTCCTTGTAGTAAATCTATTGGTCGTGGTTGAGGAGCGACGAGATCTCGTTGTGGATCTCCCACTTTGGTGATTTGTACCGAAGCAAATATATCATCGGCAGTTTTCTTATAGCGATCAACATTTGTATTAACAAACGCCTCAAGATCAGTCTTGCGTTCTTCAAATTTTGAAATTATAATATCATATTGTTGAGTTGCTCTATCAATTACAAATTTAGTATATGCTTCTGGAGCAGTTGGTCCAGTTAGATTAAAGAACTGACCCAGAGTTTCATTGTACGGTGCTTTAGTGAGATCGTATGAATATGTCAATCCTCTCTGGTAGAAGGTATTTCCTGCTTGATAATTTAGAGTATCGGTAAAGGATCCAGCAGCAATAACCTTATAAGTGTCATCCTTTGATGCGTAGATTCCAGTTGGACCAAACAATAAGGAATATGTAATTCCTGTTGCGCCTCCTGGATTTTGTAGAATCGCAATGTCAGCAGTTGAACCTAAAGCACCATTTTCATGGCAACAAATGGTACAACGATATACTTCCCATTTGCGTTTAATATCTTTTAGTCTTTTATACTCTGATCTTTTCTCTAATAGTGGTTTTCTAACATAATGATAATAGTTGATTAAGTCTTTGCCATCTCCCGTTTCATACGAATTGGTTATGTCAAACTGTGGAACATAAGCGATATCGCTGAATGGCAAATCTGGAATATAATTATCTCCATATTGGTTCCACGAATTTGCTGGATATGGATTATTCAATCTAATGGATTTATCCATAAATCCATAAACATTATTACCTACTTCAAAGGATAAAAAAGATGATGCATCATCTCCAGCACCATCTGGGGTATATTGAGTTACTTCTGTGAAAATGTTGTCTAAATTGGATTTAGAAACTAGAGGATAGTTTTCAATTTTTGTTAAAGGTTTTGAGTCTTTACCATGAAAATAATTATATAAAATGTCATGTTGAGGAAACTGAAGGCCTACATCCATATTAAAAATTGGACTTTCAAATCCTGTATTTTCATATCTCTGTACAAATCCATTATAGTTGGTAAATTGTGACTTGCTGGCATGAGGAGAATAAAATGGATTTTCTCTCATATAGTTAGAAAATAATCCACCATTTTCTAAAAGATTTTCAATATTATATTCACTGACCACCTGAAATCCAAGTATTCTATTAGGATTTGTCAAATCTGATGTTATTGTAAATCCATCTACTGCCTTTTCATCTTTTACCATTGTATAGATGGATCTAAAATTCCAGCCATCTCTATCTTCCCATACAACATAATCCACAGTTTTATCTTTATCGTTACAACTAAAATTAGCAATATAATTCAAAAGAGGTAACAACTTTAATCTTCCCTGGGACTTCATGAAGGGGTATGATAAATTGTGCGGTTTTAACCAAATATAATTGGTTGATGAATCAACTGAATTGACTTTAAACTTCAACTGTTTAAATAAGGTATCAATATATCCTATTTTTTCTACTCTATCCTCTATATTTGGACTAGCACTAATGTCCCCCGTATATCCAGTAGATATACGACCAACAAATGTGGTATCATTATACTGATCTTGAATTTTAGAAAAATATGTGTTATAGAACACATCAGAACTTACAAATTCAAGTTTCCAAACACTTAATCTTTCATCTAGTGTATTTGTCTGAGTAAAATCTGTTTCGTCTGATATTGATTTGGCGTTGTAGATCTGAAACTTAAGAGTTATAAGTTTATCGGAATCCTTAGATTCATCATTTTCTTTTTTTGGACCAATCTTGAATTTAATTTCAACTTGTTCGCTTCCAGTAAATCTAAACTCATCAATCCAATTTCTATCATCATATACAACCATACTTCCAAATATACAATTATTTGGTATTGATTCTGTGAATGAAATATGAGACAATGGAGGACGAAGAACCACCTTAGAACCAGGCCATGGTAATAGTTGAAACTCAATGTCTTTACCACTTTTATCTTTTTTGGAAAGTACTAAGGATTCTATTCTAGATTCATTTGGATGTAAAATGGAATCTTGTGCAGATGTATATGGTGACATCTGCGCTGTATTTGTTTGATTTTCTAGATCTTTAGGAAAACTTGGCATATTTTATATTTCTATTATGAATGTTTTAGACACGGTGTCAGTTTCTATAGCACTTTCTATGACACTCAGAACATTTGCAACATGCTCTGGATTTAATACCTTTATTTTTTGCTTGTTAATGTATTTAGCAAATTCGTCTTCACCCAAGGTTTTCTTTAAAACACCTACAGGCATTGTTCCTCCACATATACCATAACGATATAATAAACACAAAGCAAAGTTATTCTCAGTGGTGGTATCTGTTGTATTCAAATATGTTGTATTAGAATTAATGGATGTTCTACCAGATATAGAAAATCTATACGGATCTAGTATGACACTGTATGAATCGTAAAAATAAAGAACACTTTTATTATATGATTCCTTATAAAGAATATTTGTATAGTTAGTAAGTTGTGAAGGATCGCCTTGATTGTTGAAGTATATGGGAGCTACTGTTCCATTTTCTGGATTTTGTCTAGCAATCAGTACAAGATCCCCTTTGGATATGCTTCCAGTGCCACCACATATTCCTCTTATTTTTCTAAAATATGGATCATAGTCTGCTACATGGAAATATGATGTTGAGTCAACAGATGTCGCAGCAGTTCCTGCGGTTCCAGTTACTCTTACCAAGATATCTCCTATCTTTAGATCTGGAAGTGCTGGTACATAATATGCGTTACCACCAAATTTTGATTCTTGTTGACCAAGATATTCTAATTGAGAAACAAACCAGTCGTCCTGTAATCTTGTAAAGTTATTTACAAGCAGGATCAACCAGGATAAATTGGAAGATCCATAAAGTTTGATTGCTACCGATTCTGGAGTTTCTCCATCTTCAATGTAATAGTCGCGAAACGCATAACTTGTATCCACATTTGAAAATGATATGTTTTTAAATATATCCACTACCTGAATATCTTTATTTCCAAACTTGTATGTCAGTTGAGGATATTTGTTAAATAACATATTAAGATTTCCTTACACCTACATTTGATCCTGTAGTCATAAGAATACCAGAACGATTTGTAATTTGTGTTGATGTTTCAGATCCAGGAGTTGTAAATCTGAATGCTGGTTCTAATTCCTGGAATGACAGAGTAAGTGAGTATGCGACAGGTTTTAAATCAGTTCCACTACCAACCGCCGCTAGAGAATTTGTTTCAAATGCTGTTTTCTTATGTGCTACACCTTTGAGAACACAAACTTGAGGTTGACCAGACCATTCTGGATCAAATTTATACTCATCTCCTGGACCTATTCCAAATATCCATAACGGTGGATGATAAGATTTTGATAATACTGTAAATCCCAATCCTCTAGCGGTTGGCAAGGATAATGCTTCAAATGCTCGTATAATTGCTCCTGCTGCTTTAGAATCGGCAGTAGTAAAACAGGGAAGAGTCATTCTTATTTCATAACTTCTAGAAGGACCATTACCAACATATATAGCATCAAGAGTATCAAAGCTCATATCAGAAGCAAATCCACTAATACTCAAATTCTTCTCTAGATTTTTTTGGATCTCCCTTATTCGGGCCAACCGCGCCAAGCCCTTGTCTTTATCAATGCCAAGATAGTCCAAAAGCAGGTCCAAACCATTATTGGCTGCAGATACTAAAAAATTATCTGGAATTACATTCCTAGCATCAGTTTGTCCTGGAACATAATTATGTAATGTCTGAGTTTGAAAATTAACAGGTGCTGGAAGAAATATTTGTGCTTTTTCTTTCGCCATCAACCCTGGTATTGCGGAACCGTCACCGTTTGATGATTTTTTCATTCCAGCTCTACCCAAAACAGTATTTGAATATTCATAGCAATAAAACTTCATCCAAAGAGGAATTGCCTGGCGAACAGATTCCTCAATAGGATATACCAGTCTCTTATTGTTCTCCAAGAGTGAAAATTTGTTTTCTAAAATAAACTGTCCCATTTGTATCCCTAAATAATTTTATGCCTTATAAAACCAAATTTTTACCAAAAAAGCCTACAAAATATATAGGTGACCACGATAAAATAATTTGTCGCTCATTATGGGAACGAAAATTTTGTAAATTTTTAGATGAAAATGTAAATATTATCAAATGGTCGTTTGAAACCCTAAGAATACCCTATCTAAGTCCGATAGATAATGAAGTCCACATATATCTTCCAGACTTTATAGTAGAAAAGAAAAACAAAATGGGGACTATAGAAACATTGGTTGTAGAGATTAAACCATATAAACAGACAAAAGAACCAAAAGTCGGCAAACGGAAGTCTAAAAAGTCTCTCATAAATGAAAATATAACTTATGCTATAAATACTACAAAGTGGCGAGCTGCTAAAGAGTTTTGCGATAAACATTCTTGGAAATTTGTAATTTTAACAGAAAAAGAGTTATTCGATGGCAATAGGTAATATAAGCAAAACCGTTCAAGAATTTAGAGAAAACGCACTCAAACGCGGTGGTCCGCAAATAGCAAGTTTCTATGAGGTTGTTTTCTCCTCACCCGCAGGAACCATAACATGCTATCCTCTGAATATTATTATTCCTGGTAGACAGTATGTCTATTATGAGCATGATTTGTGGGGACCATCCAGAAAAATACCATACAAAAGAGGTTATACCCAGTGTCATATGTCATTTATGATATATCAGGATTGGGCGGAAAGAAGTTACATTGAAACATGGATGAACACAATAATAAAACATCAAAATGTTTCTGGAGTTGGATTTAGTCCAAGTGAATCTAATAGTCAAAATTTTATAGATAATCCAACAGAGCTAGGTAGCATAAAGAAGTGGTTGGATAACTTCAACAATACTAACACCGATACTACTATAACAGGTGGAGCAGATGAGCGCGTCGGCGGGGCCCTTGCAGCCGTTCTCGGAGATGTGAGGAATTTATTTGGAGGAAAAGGAGATGCGGCATTTAATTTATCCGACTACGAGGATTATGTCAATTACGCATCTGGTATTGGAAGAGTAGTCATAAGATGTATAAATTCACAAGATAAATCAAAAAACAACTTGGAAATAACTTTAAAGGAAGCATATCCAGCAGCAATAAGTCAAATGAGCATTGCGTCTGATGGATCAGGATATCCAACATTCAATGCCACATTCCAATTCAAAGATTATGTATATTTACAAGGATAAAAATGAAAGAATTACTCAATACTATGCGACAGTCAATGCCAAGATATAATATTGTCCAGCCTTCAACTGGAAAATTGATAACATTCAAACCATTCACAGTAAAAGACGAGAAAACATTACTTATAGCAAATCAGACAGGTTCCTATGAGGATTTTCTAAGCACTCTTGCTGACATTATAGACAATTGCTTTGACTTGCCAACACCATCAAAGAAACTTCCACTGTTTGATATTGAATACTTTTTTCTTAAACTTAGAAGTAAGTCGGTAGGTGAAGTCGTTGAACCAGTAATAATATGTCCAGAAACCAAAGAATCCATAAAAATAAACCTCAATATAGATCAAATTGAACCTATCTTTGAATCATCCCACTCAAACGAATTCAAAATATCCAACGAAATATTAGTCAAGATGAAATACCCATCTCTTGAATCTTTAATTTATAACAAAAATAAAGATTTGGACTACTTTGATCTATTGATTGAGTCTATTTACTCTATTCAAACTCCAAACGAATTAATAGAAGCATCAACAGTATCGCAAGAGTACCTAAAAGAATTTGTAGAACTTCTAACATCAGCACAATACAAAAAATTAATTGACTTCTTCAAGACAAGTCCCCGTCTGGAAACCGAAGTAAAATATACAACCTCAGATGGAACAGACAGAGTTCTAATGTTAAAGGGACTCCGAGATTTTTTTCAATAAGCCTCAGCCACACTAATTTGAACAATATTCTACAGATGAACTTTAATCTGATGTATGTTCAAAAACAAAACCTAGCGGAAATCGAAAACATGATACCCTGGGAACGAGACATATATGTGGACCAAATGAGGCAGTATATAGAAGAACAAAATCTTAAGACTATGCAGTCGAGAGCAGAAATCTATGGCAGATAATAAAAGAGAACTAGCAAACCAAGCATTGGGAGATACTTTAGGAGCGGGGATTCTTTCGCTTGAGAATACTGTTCCCGAAAACTATGTCACACTACCAAGTCCTATTACTGATACTTCTACAACAGACCCAGGCAATGTTGTCAATAATTTCAATTTGAATGTGAATGTCGCTGGAGGTGGGGGTGCTGGTAGGAATATTGAAAACAAAGCAAAGTCAGTAGTTCAGAATGCCTTGTCGAGTACTTCTCCAGAAACAATAAAAAAAAACTCAGGCAGGGAGCATTACGATACTTCAGGTAACTATATTAGTCATTTCAATTATCTTGAAAGGGAGAATGAAAAAACCAAGTTTGAAGCACGCAATGATATGAATTTTTCCGCTGCTTCAAGTCCAAAACTTTTCAATGCATTGAAATTGGAAACATTCACTACACCAACTCAAGGAAACTACACATATACCCAATCTTCGCTTAAGGATAGAAATCCCCAAGTGGCAGAAAGGTATGAAGTATTAAAAAATATTTCAAATGTTTCTATGAATATGAATTCAACTATATCAAATATGTCGCCACAGAGCTCAATAGACAAAACGACCAATACGACAATTCAGGGTGGAAATGTAATGATTGATAATTCTACAATGAATCAATCAACAACTCAGACTCTGAATGAACTTTTAACTCAAACTGCATCTGCGTCTAGACTAGAATCTAAAAGAGATTACGAGAGAATTGAACACATGGCAGCTGCGGATAATCTCCAACAAATTCAAGAAGAAGATTTTATTGAGGGAACAACACCGTTATTTCAAGACACTGAAATGGGATCGTATACCGCAAAGGACCAACCAAGAGAAATTGATCATATAAATGAAGTACCAGATCCTCATTATTTTTTTGCAAATAAAAACAACCCTCCTAGTTGGAGGGTTGTTATAGGATAATGGAGAAAAATGTGCTTAGTTTTCTGCAAGCTTCTGAAAATAACTCAGAGCATCGGACTCGTCATCTACATCCTGTTCAACGGGTTTCTTTGACTTCAGAGAGGGTTTCTTCTCAACCATCTCCTCTGCCACATCTTCCGCAGTCTTCGCCGCATTGGGTGCTGTAGCACGAACATCGCCACCAAGCACTTCTTGCATTCTCGTCTTAAGTTCGTCATACGACTTAAAGTTTGAAGCATCAAGGAATGGAAGCAGAGGATACTCAGACTTCCAAATCTTCTCCAACTTGGCATCATCATCAAACAAGACTGACTGAGAATCAAACTCAGACTTGTCGTAATTTGTGAATCCACCAACCTTACGGATCTTGATTCGGAAGTTTGCACCCTTCCAGAAATCAAACGGATTGATTGGTTCTTCATCATTAAATTCAGGTTTCATCGCTTCCTGAATCTTCTCGTAAATCTTGACACCATACTTGTAAAGAAACACCTTACCCTCATTCTGAGGATTTGATGGATCCGATACAATATAAACATTTGAGATATAAGTCAACTTGCGCTTACGAACACGCGCGAGATCCTTATCCGACTCAAGTCCTGAGTTCCAAAGTTGGTTATTCAGTTCACCAACTGGATCTTTCTGACCGATGGTTGTCAGAGAATTCTCAATGTACCATCCACCTGGTCCTTGAAATGCATGGTTATAAACCTTTGCCCAAGGAACATCTTCACCATCTGCTGTCGGAAGAAAACGAATGATTGCAAATCCGTTACCCGACTTATCCTGTTCTGGCCTCCACAACCGATCATCCTTAAACCCGTCCTTCGCCTTTGTCTGGTCATCCATCTTCTTAATTAGTTCATCAATACCAGACTTAGACTTCTTCTTCAGATCATTAAAACCCATATAACCTAACTTTCCCCAAGGATCTACCTTGGACTAAATTACTAGGTGGGAACTCCCCACTTCTGTATTATACCATAAATATACCCAATGTCAAGCAAAGGGTAGTTTGTTTTTAACCTTTGGTAAAAGGTTTAATTCTCTTCCTTCCTGTTCTAACTTTTCCAATAAAGGTTGAGTTAAAAGTTTTGGAGCAAGGGAAAAATCGTAACAATATTCTTCAAAATAATGAACAACCGCATCAATATATGAAGAATTCGTTTCTAGTACATAATTCTCAATTCGTTTTGAGAAATCTTCTTTGGTTACTTTGAATATCATGTTGATTAGTATACCCTATAAAAAATAATAGTCAAGCGTTAGTATATATAATTATAAAAGGATTTAGATATGCCAACTCCATCAGGGTATTCCGCAGACAACATTGAAATAACAATTGCTACTGGTACAGCAGTAATTGCCACCGACTACGGTACAAGTGGAGATGGATTTACTGCATCACATGCTCAAATTTCCAAATTAACTTGGGGCGATGCTAGTAACACATATCGTGTTTCCGAAGCCTACCCAATGCCAATTAAGATTTATGGCATAACTGGTTCAACACTTCCAATCAGTGGAACAATAACTGGAACTGGAGATTTCTTTGTTAGAACAAATCCAACAATACCACTTATAATTCGAGGTTCAACCTTCACCACAGATGCCCCAGTAGCAATTACAGGTTCAATACAAGGTGTAGCTAATGGTGTTGCAGTTGGTGTTACTGGTGTTGTCAGCATTATAAATCAAGTTGCAATATATGGTATCAGTGGTGCAACAGCAATTGCCGTAACTGGTGGTAGAAGACTATCTTCCACAACCGACAGCATCAGTGTTTTTGGAAATGTTGGTATAAGTGGTGGTCTTGCTTTGGCAGCAGGAACCAATTCAATATCTGTATTTGGTCCAGCTGGATCTACATGGATTCACGCAAACATTTACGCTGGAAATACCGCAGTGGGCATGTCTGGAGATGCAATTAAAGTTGCAGTCACTAACGCAGGATTCACCTTCAGTGTTACAGTATCTGCAACAACTGGTGTAACAAATTCTGGAGGTCCACTACAAATACAAGGATTCACTGGTACAGGAAATCCTCTGACAATCAAAGGTAGTCTTGCTGGTGGTGCTGTAGAAATTGGAGCATTTACAGCGGTTCCCGTTGGAATATCTGGCACTGTATCAATCAATGATGATGATCTAATCGCAGAAATAGATTCATTGAAAACAAATATCGGTGCTGTTGCCACAAATGCTGGATATGCTCTTGATATATTAAATCTGATAAATTCTTCTGGAAATGGTGCTAAGGTTGTAGTAAATTCAATCAATAGACCAAGCAAGATTGTACACGGTCAGAAGTCTATAACTACATCTCCAGCAATCATGGGAACCAATAGTCTTAGAACTGGAGTTACTGTGAAATCACCAAATAACAATTCTGTTGATGTTTACATTGGTAGTTCCGTAACCGTATCATCTACGACTGGTTATATCTTAAGTCCAGGTGAATCAATTTATCTTGAAGTCTCTACTCTTGGATCATTGTTTGCTAGAACTGCTACTGGAACTGCTACACTCGTTTATATTGGAACCTAATGAGATCATATAGATCAACAACTACTTCAGCAAAACAAAATAACAAAGAGAAATTAGTCTTTGTTCGTGAAGGTGTTCTTTATGGTTTGGTGATTGAGAAATCAAAGCAAGATACAGCATCCATTAATCGGGGAATAGTTTCCACTCCATCCATTGTGTATTATTCAAATAATACAAAATGTCTGATTGATTATTCAAATCAGACAAATTCAGATATACCTACAAAAATTGAGGAGTATTTTTCTCAGATTCAAACTGGTACTGGATTGACTTTATTTAATGGCACATACACGGATACAAATTCAAATTCGACAGCCGATCTTGGAGGCGATTATGTATTTCGCAGTTATTACAATGGAATAATTGAAGCAGATGTAACATCAGTGGAATCATTATCCCCTAAAATAAACAGATATGATAAAACTAGATTTGATGAAATTCCATACATTATTGCAAAGACACTATCCACTCCAATAGAAATAAAAACAATAATTAAAAATAAACTTGGTAAAAACACAAAGAATTCATTTAATTATCTTGGTATTAGAGCTGGAGATTATATTAAGATAACAGATATTTCATCACAAGTTAAAGTGTTGGACATCAATACAGATTCAGATGGAAATGAATATATTGTTGTAGACAAAGATCTAGATCCTGTAGATCTTACAAATTCAAAGACAAAGATAGACATATATCTGCCCGTGATTGATCCATTTATTGCTCCACCAAATGTGACAGAAACAATAACTGGAGCGTGTGTTCAATATTTTAATGGCGTAGTTATATCTTGCGCTGATAATCACACAATATCCCAATGTAGATTCAGATCAAGTCCATCACGGCGAATTGTGTCAGAAATAACTCTGAATAGATTCTGTGCCACACCTGAAACAGATACCGCAACACAAAGAAGCTTCAATGACACTCTTATACAAACGACAAGTGCAATAGCATCTTCAATGAACATGTCGTCAAAACTTTCTGGTGTAATCAATAAAAGCGGCAACATAACGAATAGTTTCTACGGAAGACCATTCTAAATCATATTAATATTAATTGGAGTAAGTTTAAACTTATCCAGCATTGTTTTGTTGATAGTATTGAAAGCATCCACAGATTCATATAAAACACAAAGGGTTACGGCATCTGTTGAGACACCGTAACCCTTGATTGAACACTCAAGTTTTGATTCTATAAATCTTTTGGGATTTCCACTTAACTCAAGAAATGAGTAAGTATATGTTGCTTTTAGCATGTACCCATATTTATGGAATCACTTCTTTCCACAAGGCATCTTGCAGCACTTGTTAGACTCAGCATCACGAATATCATCGCGAAGATCCCGCGCACTATCGTCAATGTGACGATAGACCGCATCAAAGTCACGATGAATTGCATCGCGCTCATAATCCTTATCCTTTGTGCATGGTTGTGACCACACATTGAGAATGAATGCGCAGAAGAGAGTGATAACTGAAGCAGCATTGAATGCCTCAATGTAATTCTGCTTGAGCGCACCTGCACAAATTAGGGGGAATACTTGCGTTGCGAGTCCTACAAATGCAAGTCCGATAATAACACTACGATTCTTCATAATTTTAGTTCCTTTCGATTTGAAATGATAATAATTGTTCACCGCACGATGGTGAGATGGATACCACTCCCATTTATTGCCTTTGATCCTGAGTTCCCACAAGAGTTGGTTTGAAACTCTACGAATTGATGTATTGTGTCTGTTCATAATAAACATTCCTGGGAGGACTCGAACCTCCGACCAACGGATTAGAAATCCGTTACTCTATCCAACTGAGTTACAGGAATATGTTCCTATTATACCATAGAAACCACTACTTGTCAAGCTTTAGACTGTCAGTTTAAGACCCGATCCTGCAAGAGGATCAATGATCTTCTTACCAGGAATTACAAGTCCGTTCACTACAACATTTGTGTAATGATCGGCAAGTTCCTTCTGCGGATCAATGGTAAAGACAAGATGACGCTTCTCAAGCGTAATGCCTTCCTTGGTATCTGCGTATGGCAACCATCGTGCCAGAAGCAATTTACCTTCTGGTGATGGGATAAGTACCGATGCATCCTTGAGAGTAATAGTCTCTCCGTTATCGGTAACATTTGAAATAAGTTCTTCTCCACTAGTCAAACGAACAATCTTCACATTCATGATATACTCCTTGGTTAGTTATATTGTAACACAACGATGTTACTTGTCAATTACTTTTTAAACAGTTTTGTAATGCTTCCAATTCAGAAAGTGCATTAATCATTGGATTATTTTTATCATGATAATTTAGATTAATTTTTGAATGTATACTTACATTATAATGTTTGGATAATGTTTCATATAAATGTTTTCCAACATATCCATTTCCCAATATTGTTATATTCATTGAGTTTCCTGTATGGTTTCCCAAAGCCTCTTCTTGAACTCATCACAGAACTCAACCCCTAACTTCTTGAGTTTGTCCGCATTGATCGAATAGCGAAAGTCGTGACCTAGCCTGTCAGGAACATATTCGATGAAGTCTGGTGCATGGAGTTGAACCATCTCGCAAACCCGATTCACCACATCGATGTTCCGCATGAACTCTCCTGTCGTAATGTTGTATATCTCGTTCATCTTGGAGTTCTCAAGAATGAACCTAGTCGCAGCAGCCGTGGTCTTCACGAATGTCCACTCACGGATCTGCGATCCATCACCATACACGGGAATCTTCTTTCCTGCAAGCAAGTTCTTGATCATCTTTGGAAGAAACTTTTCCTCATGCTGCCTTGGTCCGAAGTTGTTCGATGGTCTAACCATGATGTACTGCAAACCGTAAGTATTTGCATATGCCATGATGAGATGATCCGCAGCAGCCTTGCTTGCAGAATACGGATTCTTAGGATTAAGTGGGGATTCCTCCACGAAAGAGATTTCCCCATGAGGTACTCCATAGACTTCATCGGTCGAGAAGTGCAGCAACTTGGTACTTGTGTTCCTACAGACATCCAGAACGGATTTAGTACCAAGTACATTCGTCTGTAGGAACACATCACAGGACTTGATAGAGTTATCCACATGAGTCTCGGCTGCAAGGTTCAAAATCCACTTGGCATCATGCTTTCTCACGGACTCCTCAAGGAGTTTCGTGTCATTGATCGAACCTTCGACCAAAGTGAATCTAGGATGGTTTGTGGCAAACTTGAGGTTCTCCACCTTGCCAGCATATGTGAATGCATCATATCCAACTACGGTATATCCGTTAGCAAGGAAGTGATCAGTCACATGGCTACCGATGAATCCAGCGCAGCCAGTTATTACTATAGTTTCATCCATTGTTCATCTTCTCGTTTGCCATTTTGTAGGAAGTCATAGTTCCAGCATCAGTCCACCAACCATCCACGAAAGTATGAACAACTAAACCCCGCTTAAGATAGTCGTTGATCACATCGCATATTTCATATTCACCACGATCAGATGGAACCAATGTACGAATAGTATTGAATGCATTGTTGTCAAACAGGTAGATTCCTATACAAGCATGAGCCTTTGTAACATCGCTTGGTTTCTCATCTATACTGATCAACTTTCCATCTCGAAATCGGCCGATTCCGTAACGATGTCCATCAGGAACTATCTTGAAGAAGATGCCACACCCACCCACGAACGACTGCACAACATCTTTGATACTGAAATCAAACATGTTGTCTCCAAGCAGGACTACGCAGTTGTCGTTTCCAACGAACTCACGCGCACATGCCAAGGCCCCAGCGACTCCATCTGGTTTATCCTGAGTCTTGTAGGTAATATTGCAACCGAACTGTTTGCCACTCTTGAGCAACATTGAAAAGTCACCGACATACTCGGGATTAGTGACAATCATTATGTCAGTCACTCCTGCTTCTACGAGTCTATCCACGCAATGAAGAACCATTGGTTTCTCACCAATGGGTAACAGATGTTTGTTGACCGAAATGGTCAATGGATACAGTCTTGTTCCCGTTCCACCAGCAAGTATTACGCCCTTCATAATATAAATCTCATATGTTATCCATTCTCTTTAGGGCAATTAAATAATAGACGATCCCAAAATGTACAATTTGGGGGTTTCTCAATAGGCCAACAGGTGCAACAGTTATCAGGAATCAAATCCGTATTCTTTGGATCAATTGCTCTAGATACACCCTTTTCTATTTCTTTCATGGGCAACAACATATCAATGCAACGACCATCTCTGGTTGCTTGAATAAAGACTAAATCTGATCTGTTAATTTCTTTTGGCATACTTGAGACTCCATTATATCATATTTAGGTATAATGTCAATCCCTAGAAACCATATAAAGGGAATCTTGATGTACTATATCATATCCATTATGGATTCCCTTAATCTTGGTGATATCCCACAAAATGCGATCACCGACTTTGATGTCTTCTGTGATGGCATTACCAACAGCGAGAACTTTAGACCAAACCATTTTGTTAGTCACTTTATCATCATAGATGATTCCTGCATCAGTTGTCTTTCGACCACCAAAATCTCGTTCAAGCATGACAGTCTTACCAATTGGTTGTAGATCATTCATTAGTGTTTTCCTTGTGATTTATAAAGTTTTGTAACGCACCCGTCAACTTACTTAGGGTTGACTGTGCTATGAGAATTTCGTTGGCAACTTTTTGAAGTTGCTTATTAGTTTCACCAATAATGATATTCTTGTCTTGGTGTGCATTGTTGAACATTTCTTCCAATTTATTAATATCATGTTCATTTGGAAAATGCTTCAGACGAGCTCTCGCTGCAATACGAACCTGTTTTGGCAGTTTTGGGTATACAGAGGGATCAAGCAAATCCAACATAAAGGATCTTGCTGCGCGTAAAGATGTGAACATTTCATTAGGTAATGTCATAATATAATCCAAGCCATATATGAGATTTGAACTCACGACCTACGCTTTACAAAAGCGTTGCTCTACCGCTGAGCTAAGATGGCATTCTATATAGATATATGAAAACTTTTAAACAACATTTGGAAGAACAGACCAAACTGCGCGGTTCTGAAACAGATACGGGTGATCGTAGTTATGATTCCATAGAAAATATTAGAGCGGGTGCAGAGTTTGGAGCTAATACACAAGCAACTGATAACACAAAGCAAACTGAAGAAAAAAGAAAACAAGAAAATAAAGATAAATTAGAAAGAAATTCGGTAGCTAATAGTTTAAAACTTCAATCTAGAGTATTAGGTCCAGGTGAAAGTTGGAGCGATGGACATACGGTTAATAGACATGATCAAGCACTAACAATAGCAACTGGATTTATTCCCAATGGTGGACCTGGATCATTTCCATCTCTTCGTCAACAAATGACAGCTGAAAAAATTTGGGATACTGATATTGGATTAGCATATGATCTAGACGATGATGGTGCAGTAATGGCAGATCAGGCAGGAATGAAAGCATTACAAAATAGAAGAAAAATAGGAAAATCAGTTTACTTTAAAAAAGAAACACCTACGGATTATATTAAACATATATTTTCTGGTAAAGGCATTAAAGGTCCATATGACGATTAAAACTCTCTGAACTGGACTCGAACCAGTGACATGCGAGTTAACAGCTCGCAGCTCTACCAACTGAGCTATCAGAGAATAGTTTATGTATAGTGATCCCAGAGGGAGTCGAACCCTCGATCTTCAGGTTGAAAGCCTGACGATTTAACCTGCTAATCTATGGGACCGTAATACGCCACCTTGGATTCGAACCAAGTCTTACTCGATTATAAGTCGAGCTGAGATAACCAAGACCTCCCGTGGCGCGTTAAACATATTATACCAGATTTGAATCGTCTGTCAAGACCTTTGGAACAACAATCTTGGATTTCTTATTGTTCACATGCCCATTGTCATTCTTGTGCATGTAGTTGCTTTTCTGACGATCATCATCGTGACCAAGACGATAATTAATCTCCTCAACACCAATGGCATTGAGAATGATTGCCTGAGTATCTTCTTCAGCGAGAAGTCCTAGAATTTGCATGGAGGCGGTTCGTGCTTCATCCTCACTCATGTTGAGTGGAATGTCAATGTGTAGTCTGTAGGGCATAGTCACTCCTGTAAAAAATGAACAAGATCTTCTTTGGCAACATCCATGATTTGACCAGACTCAGTCTGAATCTTACACATTTCATCGCCAAATAAATCGGTAAAGGTTTCAACGATCACGCAAGTTTCTTTTGTTTCTTTTAGTACATATTTCATGAGTTACCCTTTTCAGATCCAGTCAGAAGGGCATGGTCTGCCCAAAATTTTTGTGCTTCTAATTTTGATTCTGGAGTATGAGTTGGATCATCTACTTCCTTTGGTGAAAGAGTTCCGCCAAAAGCTGTAATCAAAAAAGGCTTGCCAGTATCTTTGTGGGGTCTGGCGATTACTGTAAGCATTCTGGAAGGAGTTGCTTTTCCATGAATCATACGAGAGTCATATGGTCTTCCACCACCTCTATTTGCATAATGAACTTGGCTTTCTTCAACTGCGGGATGTCCCGTGGAAGGACCAATCAATGAGTTTGGTACAGGTGAAAGATGCTGGGGTATCTGTAAAGTCACTGGACCTTTTGCTGCTAATACTTCGGGTACGGTTGACAACCATTTAATGTGTTCATTAGTAATACCATGGGCATCATAATGTCCATCATCTCTAAGCATTATAGGAGATTCGTGTTCTTCATTTATAAATGTTTTAAAAGTTTTCATGAGTTATTCCATTCTTTGAATGCCTTCATTGTCTGTATAGTATATAGAATCAAACACTTCACGACACCACGGAGTACATAGTTCACATGGTCTTGACATACGAAGTTGACGAAACCGATTGAATCTTACATTTACAAGAATCAACTTCAACCCACGATATTTCTTTGGAAGTTTTTGATAAGCATCTAATTCAGAATGCATCTCTTCATATGGATATCCAATCTTCTTTGCTTCTGGATGTGTCTTGAAACAATTTCTTCCAATAGAGAGTAGTTTCTTCTTATGAAAGATGAGAGATAGATGCTTCTTCTGTCTCTTGATTTCAAGACACAGAGGGTAGGCGAAATTTAAGATTGTATCAGAGTCTGTCATAAAACAAAGGTGTGGCATTTCTGCCACACCTTCGCGAATATTAAGTTGTTACGATCAAGCGTTGTTGCTGATCATGAAGCGCGAACCGTCCTTACGGAACCCATAGGTACGACTACCTGGGTGAGTATCGCGCATGAAGTAGCGAGTGGTGCTACCGTTCTCGACAGACTCAATCTCCCAATTCCCGTACTGCTCGACCTGCTCACGAATGTCGCTCATGGTAGCGCGGAGGTTCTGCACTCCGTACTTGGTCTTTGCTTCGCGCGAGTCGATACCCCAACCACGGGAGAGATGATTGATGACTTGACGCTTCTTGGAGAGGGTGTTGGTATTTGCCATAACGATAAAATCCTTTGCTTGTCTTTGACTCGTGAACCATCCGAACTACCTGAGTCACTTGTTGTTCGGTTAACTGTGTATATTATAACAAGTCTGGCAAGGAAGTCAAGCCCTTGGGACGATGTATTTAAAGTTTTTTAAAGTTCTTAAAAGTTCAGACCCAAAAAAATAAGAGCGAGCTATTAGCTCACTCTTTAGGCTGCTTGCGATAGTTTAGCTTCCACAATGCTTTTGCTATAGTAGTTCCTGTTTCCAGAACTGCTTCTTCAGATAACTCTGGACGAATAGCATGAAGCACTTCATGTATTACTGTATCCATGAGATCAATTGGTTTGAGACTTCTCTTAACCCAAATCTCTGGTTTAGCATATTTGGGATCATCACATTCCCCACAAGTTGTTGAGGAAAGTTCTGTTGATTTTACAATTTTAATCTTCCAATTTTTCTTGTTGATTCGTATTGTTATTTCTTCTTCTGGAATCATTTGAGTTCTCCAAAGCATTCAACATTGATCTAACCGATTTCCAAGCATTTGTCATATCAATTAATTGTCGCTTAAGTTGAGAATTCTCTTGATTGAGTTGAGAAATCTCGTTACGCAATTCATATATCTCAGTGTTCTTTTTTGTCGCCTTAACCTTGCGTGTTTTTGCCATTATATTCAATCCTCATATAGTGCTTTATATACTCTATAAACTCCTACCATCAACATAATGAAAGCAAACACGATTATGAGTTTATCTACCATTTTGGATTTCCATTTTACATATTGCCGTATGAGGTATATTAGTAGTTATGCGAATCCTGGGTGGTATTAAAAGACTGGTCAATGCCGTGGAATTCCACGGGATTAAAATAACAAAAAGTAAAACGAGCAGTTTTACTTTTTCCATTTCACCAGCGTTCTGCTGACGATATACAATCCTCCAAGACAGGAAGAGCATACTATAATGTATTTCAAAATTTCAGGATCGTTTCTTCCCTCAATCAATCCCATGAATACGGGAGCAAGGGCCATCCAAAACTCAGTTGTTTTTGTTCCTGGTTTTACCTCATTCATTGTTTATCTCCTACACTTATTTAGAAGAGAACCAATACACACCAATAATACCACCAGCAATTACAACAGTCACTAAAAAGTTAAGAAATACAATTCCAGTAAGCATTCTTACTTCATAGATCATATCTTGAATTATTTTATTGGTATCGTCTTCCACTAGTCTGCTCCGTTTTTATTAGAATCCAACAACTTGCGATATTCATTTTCATCGTTAATATTATCAAGAATCTCTCGGAGTTTGTTTCTTCTTTCTATGTAGAACTTTACTTCTGCTTCGCTTGCCATTGGATTCTCCTTTTTTACCAAAGATATTATCCCAGTTATCAGACCACTTTTGGTAGTCAATAGGTCTGGGTCTATCGCCTTTTCCTGCTGAATGTCTTCTGTCATTACTCATAAGCGGAATACGGGAATCGAACCCGTTTAACTGGTTTGGAAAACCAGGACATCACCAATATGCTAATCCCGCATATACTTATTTATAATACCCCCAGCAGGGATTGAACCTACGACCGTTAGCTTAAAAGGCTACTACTCTACCGCTGAGTTATGGGGGCAAAAGAAACAGGGGGTGGCGAGTCCCCCGTATGTTTAACGCCTAGTTTCGTATGTAAGAGCGTATTAGAAACTATAAGGATGCGCAATGATGATTTTCTCTAAATCATCAAACTCATTACATTATAATAATATACAAAATCTAACCTGACATTTTTAAATATTTATCATAATTTAAATCCTTTATATTATTTGGGAAGAGTAACTCTTCCAGTACATACGCATATTATACCAAAACTGGAGCGTTTGTCAAGCCCTCTGTGTACCAATCTGGAATTTTTGTATATTTCCATTTGGCAAACTTGGACTTTACCCCAATATAATATTTACGATACGCAGATACACCATCCCCATGAACTTTAAATTCATCTGGCATTGCCTGTGCGAATGGGGTCAAGTCTCCATCAGGAGTCCTGAGCGGATAATACTTGGAGAACCAAACAGACATGTCTTCACAAGAATGTACTCTATTGTACCTTCGTGTGTATTCATGGCAGAGTTCAAGTGTATGATCTGCCAACCACATATAGTTCTCTTTGGTTTGCCTTGCCCATACCGTGCAAGGATGATTGGCAAATGCTTGCTTGTATAGATTTACAGGAATGGTATAGACATTATGACTGCCAGATAGACGATGATTCGTGGAGAGCATCTGACAGCCCTCCACAATCATCTTAACTATATGTTTATCGCACATCATCTGTGCGGAGATACACGGATCTTCATCAAGAATGAATATGTTCATAGTCCAAGTCGGTGATAGAGGAATTTCGGAAGACGGTCTTGCTTATACAATTCTTCTAGAGTCTTCTTCTTTGCGTTGGCAAGCATTGATTGATTCTTTGCAGTCCACTTACGCTTCTTGACACGATGTTTGTATGCTGCTTCACGATCAGTTGTATTTGCCATTATGAATCCTTTTTGTTAGCATTACCCTTGATGTTCTGTTTACGATGTACCGTCTTCTGATACAGTTCTTGTTTAAACTTACGATTTCCGCTGTGACTAAAATTGCGCTTAATCTTCATTGTTATCTCCAGTAATATTAAGTTTGGCCTGCGCTGCTTTTTCCTTAAGAAGACTGACTCGTTCTTCAAAGGATTTCATGACTTGTTTTGTTCTATTCTTTATATTTTTAGCATCTTTGGATTCGGTGCTTTGCCCATTAGGATTTTCATCCGTCAACTCGTCATGTGTTAAGAAATAAACAGCTTTAGAAATTCTAAAACTTTTCCATTTTCCTTCAACAACATCCCAAATTGGAAGTAGATCTGAATCTGGTGGATTAGTTTCAGTTATTAATTTTTGAGTTGTGATTGTATATTTTGAAGGTATAATATTTGGATGTAATGTGCAATACATCATTCTAGTAGTACCATCTTTCACTTTAGTAAAAGATATCTCACATATACCTTCTGTTAGAAACTTTATTAGAGCTGGTCTGTTGAGGTCTTGTTTGTTTTGTATTCTCACTGGATTCTCCTGGTAAAAGTTTTGACATTCCTGACATTTGCCGCAATAATGTTCTATAGTATTCAGGACTACCATAAGTATAGTCGCTTGCTACCTTGAAATCAAGTTCTGCCCAATGTTTTCCACCCAGATTCTTATTTTTCATATACATATTTATAAATGGAGATTAAATAATGGCTGAAGCCTACAAGAAAGCAAAGTTAATTACAACCACTGGTAGTTCTAGTGGATTTATTGGATTTCAAGTTATAAGCGCGACCAGTGCAACTATTACTTCTCCGTTCGTTTATGGAGCAACTGCACCATTTACAGGTGGATTGCCGTTGACGATTGCTGTGGGTGCTGCTGGAACAATCTATCCAATAAGTTGTTCTTCAATCACACCAATTGGTGGAAATGTTCTTGGATTCTTAGCTTAAACCTTAACGGGTTTCTTAAGTTGATAATCTAACCAATGTTCCTTCCAGTCGTATCTCATACGACTGCGAAACTTGTAGACATTATTTCCAATTGAGATATACGAATCGTGTATATCATGGAAATGACAATAGTAATATGGACGATGAGACTTAGGATCTCCAAATTCTCGTTGGAGAGAGTTTCCAACTGGATTCTTATCAACATATTTCTTCAAGGTTCCTGGAAGAGAGTTGATGTTGAAGAAATACTTGATGATATCTGAATCTGCAAGATTCTCCCACCAAGAGATAAATTCTTCTTCTGTCATATTTGGATGCCAAATATGCTTGCGGTATCCATAATCTTCATTGATAAAAACTTCAATTGTATTGTCACGCATTCAATAATCCTTAAAATGTTTTGAGATTTGTCTTAAAAAGTTATATTCTTCGTCCAAGAATGTTCCAGAGTTGTAAGTATCTAGCAAATAAATTGCTATGTCTGTTGCTCGTTTAAAATGATGATTGCTGTTTTGCAAATCACCACTCGTTGCAGAAAACTCTGCAAGTTCAACATAGTCATAACATGCAGCAATTTGATCTGAGACAGTCAACTTTGGTTTCATCCAAGTGGATCTTCTTCATCATCTTCATCATCTTCGTCTTCTTCATCATCTTCCCAATCCTCATCCTCATCATCCCAATCATCTTCGTCGTCGTCTAGATCGTCATCCCAATTTTCTTCATCGTCGTCGTCATCTTCGTCAAGATCTTCATCTTCTTCATCTAGATTATCATCGGAATGGGTATCTTCTTCAAGATCTTCCCAATCCTCATCATCGTCGATGGATAAAATATTTGGAGATTTGAAATTTACTTTATAATAAACATATTTTTCGTCGTTCATATTTGCTCCAGTTTTTCTATTATACCACACAGCAGTATGTATGTCAACATATAAATATGAGGTATGATAAAATCAATTTCTTTATATAATGTATCGTACCAGAAATTACTGGAAATAGATTGGAAGCACGCTGTTGTTTTGCTGCTCAAGGGAAAAGTTTCCCCCTGCACAGAAGACGAGTTTGCTGAGATCCGTACCAGTAGTGGTATATTCAAACTACCGCTCCACCTCGCTTTAAAAAAATATGTGAATATTCCATATAAGGAAATAAGTTCGTCACGCAAGAATGTATTTAAGCGTGATGATTATACCTGCCAATATTGTTCTGTCAAGTTAGATTCCGATACAGCAACAATAGATCATGTTATTCCCCGTTGCCGTGGAGGAAAACATGAGTGGAAGAATGTCGTGACTTGCTGCCTAAAGTGCAATCGGAAAAAGGGTGATAAGACTCCGACTGAAGCTACCATGCCTTTAAAGAAAACACCCAAACCTGTTAAGTTTGGGTGTTTCGGTTAACTAGTTATTTTTCTTTAGTTCTGATTTGGAAAATGCTTGTGGATCAGAGCAGCAACATTATCGGATGGCAAATATCGTTTCATTGTTGCTATAAGCTTATGCGTATCAGTCTTACTTCTTTGATTTATGGGTTTATTCATATGATGTTCAAGATTATTCGCTGCGTTATGCAGTATATCTCTTCTAGAAAAATTATCACCATGCGATGTCAATACAATTTCATCTGGTTTTCTTACACCCATATCAATGGATTCGTTTAAATCGTCTTTAAACGAAGCTTTCTTTTCTTCATGTTGTTCATTTTCAAATAAATTTTTTGTTGTTTCTGAGTTTATAAAATCCATAAAATTAAAAACATAGGATGAATTCACTAAATTTTGATTTGATTGTTCAAGCAATTCGTTATGAATGGATTTAGCAGTTGTCCATGATATATCAGAATCTCCTATTTCCTTTCGGATAAAATTAGTAAATTCTTTAATATATTCAACTCGCGCGTCTGTAGTTACTGAACCACGATCACGACCGTAAGGATTATATCCCTCGTTGATATTATTATGTTTAGTAATTGCGTCATTAATCAAGATTTTTGTTGAATTGTCAACTTCTTCACCCAGAACATCTTGAGTGAATTTTGTCTTAAAATAATTTTTAGAATAGTTTTTCATTTATTGTCCCTTTATACCTTATTTATAATATTATTTAGTTGGCATTTCTTTTATATGGTTTGAACTCTGGAAAGTCCCTGGTTGGATCAAATCTATCGGGTTCTCTCTCAGGAAGTACAGGAAGTTCAGTTTCCTTCTCCCCAGGTTTTGGTTTTGGATACGGTTGCTTTCTCTTGGGAGGGTCTGGTCGAATGGGAACCACTGGTTTCACTGGTTCAATTTCATCTTCAGATAGAAAGTCCTTGAACGACTTCATATGATTATAAGACTCGCTTTTAAAGAATCTTCCTCGTTGAATTGATGGTGGTTCACCAGTATCTCCTGCTTTTCTTCTCGCTTCCTCTGGAGATGGAATTTGATCTACACCAGATCCTGGATCTCTAGATACTTTGGTGCTGTTACCCAAAAATCTATCCAACTCCTCGACATTTTGAAAGCGCACTCTACCGTGAGTAATTAAGTCCTTTATGTGGTCTTCACTTAATCTTGTTCTTGGTTTTTCACCAAGATCCGCTGATGTATGATACCTAAGGCCTTCTATAAATATCTGTGCCTTATGCCCTTCAGGAATTTTAGATCTCAATGTTCTTACTGCTTCACTCATGTCTTCAATACCATGACGAGTATCATGAGAACCTGTAGCAGCTTCCAATCTAATTTTATGTGTTTTAGTATCCGACTGATCCCAATGGACTCCCTTTAGAAATCCTCTTTCAGATAATTGGTGAAATATACGACCTTCATATGGAGCACTTCCAGTCTTATATAAATGTAATTTTTCTTGATCGCTAAAGTTTGTCAAATCATCCATTTGGTTTTCAGTCATTCCAAAATCGTGTGGTTGAGTGAATGGAATATAAGCATGATCTGCAAATTGAGACTCTAATGGCGTTTTTGTCGCTTCAATAAGTTTTCCACTTTTATGAATGAAAAAAGTATCACTTAGAGGTTTTTGCTCTGATGTTTCTAAGATGCATTGCTTAAAAGATTTCATATTTTTATCAGTTATTATTGGGTGGAGTAGGATCTTGTGGTCTAGGAATATTTGGAACAAACTTTGCGGGAGGAGTCGTATCAGGATGTGTTAACGAATCTCCAGCTCCATTAAAAATAAATTGATGTGGGTGTTTTTCCAAAGCAGTCCCAATGGCACGGGAATTTCTAAGAATATGATTTATGACATGGTGTTCTACTTGCCCATCTTCTGGTGAACCACCAGCTATTTCAATTATACTAGCATTGTGCCTTAGATCTTCGTGCGCAGCATTGCCATGTGCTATCATGAACCCATTTAATAACATATTATTGGACATACTGTGTATTGGATGTGTGGCAGGATATTCAGATTTAACTTGGGTAAGCACAGAATTGAGATGTGGTTTTATAGTACCATAAAAATTTACTGCACTTGATGCTAGTTTATTTCCAACCTCTTTGACATTTGCTAAATGTGGAGGAGCACCATCCATTACTGATGCATATGCAATTGAGGAATGCATTGATTCAAGCGCATGTAGCATACTGGGAAATTGAAACGACCCATGAGTGTCGGGGTGCGAATATGGAGTTTCATGCATTCTATCTTGTAATTTATTATAAAATTCTGCAAGATGCTCAGCACCAAAATCATCCTGATGAGGATTCGCGCGTAATTCGGTTAGATAGTTTTTAAATGACTTCATATTTTTATTATTACATTTCCATGCCAGATTCGTATGCTCTGAGCATCGGGATATTCTTCCCATAATATATTTATAATATTTCTCTCTATTTCCCGTTTGGACTTTCTCGTTATTTTCTTGGGTGTCTCTAACACAACCTCACCATTGATCGCTGCACCAAGATTGAACTTGGGAGCGTTGGTAAAGTTAGGAACCTCATATAGAAGGTCTTGAACGGGAAGAATTATAGTCTCTCCCATAGAAGGACGAGTGAACAAAAGAACCAGAACAAGTATTAAGTATTTCATGATGCGTCTTATGGTTGTCTTAGCATACCTGTCAAATGTTTTTCGTGTTCTGAATACCCATGAGTAACAATTGTAGGTTTTCCTACAAAATCCCAACCACCCGATACATGAACTCTATAGTCTGGATATCGTTCTTTAAGATGTTCTATAGCTTCCAATCTTGCAAATACATCATTTTCTAATCCTCTAGAAAGTCGATTAGGAGACAGCCCTCCATTCTGTGTTATAATGTGAACAACTTTATTATCAGGATCTACTCTTCCCCATGCTGTTGCACGCTCTTTTGGACCACGCGAAAACGAAGATACTTTAGATTCTCTACCCATAAAATCCAAATGTCTAAAAAGATCTGGATGTTCTTTAGTACCAGATGGTTTTATTTCAAATCCATGCGATGGAGATAATGCCCATGAAGAATTATTTTTAAAACTTACTACTTCGGTAATGAATTGGTTAAAGGATTTCATGATGCGTCTTATATAACTTTATTTATTGATTTCAAATGCCCACCCCCAATAACATAGACTCCTGCTGGCATATGATGGATTAGGTGTGTGTCGCGTTCTTGTGTCTCGGCATCCACCAATTTTTCAGGACCAGCAGTTCTTTTCTTCGTTGCCCAATCGTCAGGCCATGCAATTTTTTCTATCTTCCCTAAGAATTCTTTTCCACTGGCAGCTGGAGTCTTTTTCGCCAGAGATAAAAAATCATGATCTGTATTTTCACTTGCTGCTTTCAATAAGCCAGAAACATGTTCTGGAGTCACAAAGTCTCCAAAGTGACTTCTTGCCCAGGAATGAATACCGTCAAAGACAGTACCAGACTTAAAATGATCCGAAATACCATTACCCCAGTTTGTATTGACATTTCCAAATATCAGGGAAAGGTTATGTGGTTTGATATCCTGAGATCTTTTTTGTTGCTGAAGTCTCACTTCATCAAACCCACCCTTATAGTCACTTACATCGTGTAGTCCCAGATCAGATTGTTTTATATCAGGACCAGGTTTACCTTCGTAGTAAAATCCATGGTTCATTCCGTGTTGTTGAATCTTTGTTTTTAATTGTGAATCAGCAATACGAATAGGAGTCTCATGTGTTACACCGACGATGATCTTATTTCCGTGAATCAAAACACCTTCAGGATCTGCCTCTTCGGTAATGTATTGCTTAAAGGATTTCATGAAACTCATCCTATTGGTATATTGGCAATATGCTCTCTCTTGATATGAACCAGACTGGTTGCGCCATTCGCCAACCCTTCATAATATTTAGACCCATGTACATGTTGTAGCATGTAATAAAGATATTTTGGATCTAATGTATCTGTGTTTCGCACGGTCACTCCAAAGTGATGAGGAGAGAATTCTTTAGTGACACTTCCTACTGATTTAGTGGACCCACTTCGAGCGACCCATACATGTGCCTCTGGATCATTCAATTTAATACTGACATGATTACCAAGAGTCTGTTGTTTTTTCTCTTCCTGTATAAAGGATGAAAAGGATCGTAGAGGTTGGTAGGAGTCTCCAAGTTTTCTCATATTATTCCATATAGCCTGTGGCACTATAGAATCAGCTGGTGGAGTCTTTGGAATAAGGTCCCGAATCTCTGTGGAATTAGGAATGCGTGGTGTTTCAGGAAGAGTTCCAATTCTATCGCGTGATTTTCTTTGAAACTCTTCGTATCTCGGGGGAGGGGATGCTATGAAATCATCTATATCCTCTACCGATTTCAATATATGTCTAGTATGAGGGGTAAATGATAATCCAAATCCTCCTGCTCCACCATGTAAATCAATCATTACCCGATCAGTTGGTGTATTCATGTGCTTAGTGATATTATTTCGTATATGCTTAAGAGGTTCCACGAAGGATGAATTGTCTCCATTCCAACCATGATGAGAAACGCTATAAACATGATATACATGCATGATGTTTGGTTGAGATGGATCAGGATATGCAATTGAGTTATTGGCAACTCGAAGAAATCCCTTCTTGCCAATATGCTCCATTATTTTATTCGACCAATTGCCATGTGCTGCCAAAGGGTCAAGGCCTTCTAATTCTGTATGGGTGGTATCAAAGAATTCGGGGTTGCTCAATATCGTGTGAATATGATGATCAGGAGACGAAACTTTTTTGTATTCTCCCCTCGCTCCCATCCATGATTTACTCGCTATGTCTTTTCTCATCCCAATCTCATGTAACACCGCTTTGTGTTCTACAGCAATTCGATCTTTATATTCGAGATGATTTAAGTTTGGAGGTGAAGGTGGAGTTGTCTTTTTTCCTGGAAAACGCGCTGGTGGTGGATCACGATCAATATCAGGTTCGCTAGAATCTGCCTCCCACAATATTTGTTTAAAGGATTTCATTGAATGCTTTCCTTCTTGGGAAGAACCACAAGACGAGTAAAGACTCTAGTGACACCAGGTCGATGCTTGGGATTCTCGGGGTCTATGTGGTTAAACATTCTTGGAACACTGGATGTGTTTCCTTTTTTTCTTGTGCTAACATCAAGATTATAGGCATCCTGAAAATTTCTTGGAGTGATTCTTCCAATCATCTGATATGAACTGGCGAATCTTGGACCTATTTCATGTATAGATTCAACAGAGTGACCTGTTTCGTGTCCATGACGAACTGCTTTTCTCCACATGTTGACTCCACCCTTAGTTTGACTTCCACCAGACATGATGCCAACACCAGTAGCATTCACAATAGCATGAAAGAAATTCTTAGGAACTTTAACAACACCTCGACGAACATCAGTTCTCGCCTTTTGGGGAGTCCCGCTATACATTTCCACCTTCTTGCCATCTGGTGTTGAAATAGTTTCTTGGGCCCAATGACTTGCGTGATAAGTCATCAATGGTGATTTTTCATGACCAGGTTTACTGGACATCAGACGAACTGACATTCTACTGCGTTCTTTGTCATGGTCTATGTGAATATGATGATTATCATCCAACTTCAATGTTTGAGTAGTTTCGGTTGGAGAAAATACATTTCCTATCTTGGCAACCAATGAGTTCAGATTGGGGATTAATGATCCTTTTTTACGATGAATACTAATGGTGCTATTGGGGTCATGACCACCCATTATATCATCTTCGGTAATGTATTGCTTAAAGGATTTCATTTGTTTAATTTAAATTATGATGGTCTTTGAATTGCTTTTTTACGAACGACAGTAGTAATGTCATCCTTTATTTTATTTCTTAAATTAAAATCTGATATTATACTTTCTCTCCGTTTGTTAAAATTGTTAAAACCAGTATCAAACTGCGTATGTAAAAAGTCTCTTGAGTCTTCTTTTTTTAATTCTTGCATGTGCTGTTGAGTTGCTCTTGGATGAGAATATGCTTTTTCTCTTATACTCGGATCAGAATCCATTATTGCAAGATCCAAATGATCTGGTGTTATCCAAGGTTTACTAAGAGCTTTATGTTTAAGGAATGAGTGTTGTTCATTATGCAAAAACATATTTTCTTTTTGCTTTTCTGATGGAATAAAATTTGGATGATCTAATACAGAACTTCTAATTGCAGAAACATAACTTGTTCTATTTTCATCATTTTCATCTGGAACTTCTTCGAAGTTATCATATATTTTATGTAAATCTTCATTAGTTGCATGTATATCCGAATGTAAAAGATGAGACATATCGGTTGGGGTAACTTTTTTGTCAAGAAAACCTTGAATTATTTGTTTAGCGTGATGTGGTTTAAAATATTTACTATGCATAGCATGTTCAAATGGTGAAGGAAACTGGGAATCTCCCGTGTGCTTAGAGAATTGTTCTTCTTCGTGCCTGATCTTCATCAGATTATCATCTCTTATCCTATCTGATACTATTTTAGATATTTCTGGTTCGCGAATTGCATGATGCTGTATCATTTGTCTACCCATTTCATGCATATTACTATCAGGGTTATGATATCCATCCTCACTTTTATCTACTACATCTAGAGCCATTTGTTTTGTTATTTTTGGAGATTTTGCTATAAATTTGTTAACAGTATCCCAATGAACATCATCGTGGTCGCGATCATTAATTGAGGGTGTTGTAGATTCTGGATTTGGATGAATTCCTAAATAATGATGAATAAGATCTGATGGAGCATTTTTGTGATTTATTATTTGATGAATTTTTTGCTCATTGTCTTCACGAGGAGTATCACTCACGAACGGAAACTCATATTTTCCACTATCGCCCATACTCATATGTGCTACATACAGTTTTTTTAATATTTCTGGATGAGTATCAGGACTGGAAGCAAAATGGTCAGATATATTATGAAATTTTTCTTGGTCAGTCGGGATCTCATCCACTATATCATGATAACTTAGGTCATTATAATTACTTAAGTGAGTGTCAATTCTTTGAATTGCTTCACTTGGAGTTAATCGTTTCAAATCAGTACCATTTGCTGTTTCATAGTCCTTAGTTATTGCATGATTCGGTCCATAAGACTTGTCTAATAATTTTTCTGTATTATCAACTATATGAGATCGGGACTTTCCAGTCATAACAGTATTAAAGGGGTCTACAATTCCACGATCCCCGTTTCCGTGTGCAACCACAAATCTTCCTTTATTATTTGCATATCCAAAAAATCCATGTCCTTGTCTATATTTCTGCAAAAAACTTGGACTATCCAATACACACCAATTACAATTCTGAGCAGAGTTTGTTTTTAGTTTTGTGCGAAAGATCTTTGCTTCTTTTGCGGAGTGATCTGGTCCAAGATGATAAACAGAAAGATTTCCATGTTTGGGATCTGAAAAATTTCCGATATGAAATTTTTGAAGCTCTGGAACAGATCCTCCAGGTTGCTCTGTTTTAGAGGAATTATTTACATCATAATCTGGAGGATCAATTTCATTTAATCTTTCATTTAATTTATTATGAGTAAAGTCTGCCATATTTTCAGAAATTTTACCCTCTTTCTTTGACTTTCTCCATCTTTTTAAAGTATTGGTAATTGCAAGATCATCTTCTCCAACTCTATAGTGATTATGTAAAGCAGCGTTTGATAAGTATGTTGCTTCATCGTGATTTGCCGCGAATGGTTTTACATACAATATTCTTTTTTTTGCTTCTGTTGGATTTGCAGCAATTAATGGATGAGACTCGTGTATTTTTGCATATCGGGAAAAAAATGCATCATCTTTTGCACTTTCAGATATAACGATTCTTTTAGTCTCAAGTAATGTTTGCAAAATAATATTTTTAAAGGATTTCATTTCTTTATCTTTCTCTTCAACACAAGCTTAACATTGCTTGCTTTATTAATAGGGGTATCTCCAATCATTGCAAGCTTGTCTACTTGCACGCCCTTCCTTCTCGCTTTGCGTCTCATTCCCGCACTACCCGATAACCATATGTCGCTCGTTGGCAACTTACTCGCTAGACCAAGGTCTGTCTTCTTCCCGCCATATGGATGATGTATAGCATGGACATGCTTACTGGTATCAGGATCAGCAATGATATTATGCCATATCTTTAGACCACCTAAACTATGCTCATAATCACTTGTGATCTCATAACCATGATGATCCCAAAGATGCTTGTATGCTGCTACTGGAAGAGAATATCCAATGACCTTTGCGGTATGTTCGGGATGAATGATTATCTTTTGCACCAAAAGATCTCTGCTCTTGTGAGGAGTCTCATTTGCAATATGCCCAACTACCTTCTTGCTTGAATCGTGAGTGATGTAGAAGTCTCCACCAGCCTTGTGAATGGAATAACCTGGAGTGATCTCGCCAAGGTTCCTCTTGGGAGTGTCTTTGAATTCATCATCTGCTTTTTTCAACGCTGTGCGTACACCGCGTGGCACTGAAACAAGTTCTATATCATCTTCGGTAATGTATTGCTTAAAGGATTTCATTAAATTGATTTATGATAAGAAATGTTTTTTGTATGCCTTTACAGCGGCGAGGCCTGCTTGATAATTATCATATTGTCCTGCTGGTCCTAATTTTTCCCATGGTTGGTTAACATCTACCATAGATTTAACACCATCAGGTCCAAGTCTTGCTCTCATTCTTGGTTTATTTAATTCTTCTTGTGGAGCAGTTGATCTCCAATTTAACCACCAATCGTTATGAAGTTTTTCTCCCATAACATCAGCAATTTTTTCATGATGCTCAGGTGATGATATCATATGTCCGATAGAAGAATCATTTGACATTAGTCCTTGAAGTATTCTAATGTGTGCTCTGTCTTTATCTTTTTCTGATTCTGGAAGTTCTTCATATGGCTTATGTTGAGCAGCATTCCAGTCACTTTTTTCATTTCCAGGTCTTTCCATCCAAGATTTATGAATATCTGCCGCTGCTCTTTCCATTCTTTCATCTGTATTAGACTCTGTCATTTCTTTTAATATTTGTTTGTAGTATTGTTTTAGATTCATTTTGTGCCTCTCATTGCATCTGATAATATTTTAGCATGATCAAATGCTAATTCTGGTAATTTATTTATACTATGCCAAGACGCTCCAACAGCATCGTCCATTCCACGAACTTCATTTCCTTGTGTATGTGGTATGGTCATAGTAAATGCGTGAGATTTTGACCAACCCTCTGGGTTATCTCTAGGATCTCTTCCACCACCTTCATAAACTCCGACATGGTGTATTAGATGTCCGTGATCCTTCATATTCAATTGAAGTCCAGTCTCTTCGGCAGTTTCTCTTAATGCTGCTTCGTGTGGAGTTTCTGTGTCATGATCATTTTCCCAGACTTCTCCCTTTTTAGTAGATGTATTGATAAACCCACCAGGAAGGGCAAATTTTCCACCCTCAGTTGTTCCTTCTTTTCTTTGGATCAATAGAACTTGTTTACCATGCTCTGGATGATCCCGAAAGACTGCCAAGTCTACCGTTTTATTTGGTCCACGAAACCAATATGGATTTTTATTTTCGGTAATGAATTGCTTAAAGGATTTCAT